CTTGGGTGCCAACTTCCTGATCTACTCTAAAGACCAGGTCTGGATCCAAAGCTTTATTGGCGGTAGTTTCATTTTTCAGTTTAAGAAAGTCTTTGATGATGCAGGGGCTTTGTCCACAAATTGCGTCGTTGAGGTAGAGAACAAGCATTACGTTTTCGATAGGAATGACATCTATGTAACCGATGGCAACACCAGGCAGTCTATCTGCGATGGGCGTGTCCGAGATTACATCTTTAGTGGTCTAGACAACAGTAAAACAGATGTATGCTTTGTGATGCACAACAGTAAGACAGAAGAGTTATACTTTTGTTATAACAGCCAGGACGACTTGATTGGCTTTGGCATCTCAGGCCCTGGTGTAGATGCATGTAACCGTGCCGCCGTTTACAACTACCGAGAAGATCTTTGGTCCTTCCAGGATCTCCCTAATGTAGTTAGCGGGACTGAGGCCAACATAAACACCACGGCAACTTACGCCAGCCAAAGCACACAGTATCAGTACCTGGGTGGCAGCTATAAAGACCAGGACAGCCCCTTCACCCGTCACCCTTTAGTATTAGCTAAAGCATACGTTGGAGGGCAAGGTACGCCTTTAAGTAACTCTAAGTTATTTGGCATTGATCTCATCGACACTGGCTCTATCAATTCGGCCTTCGATGTTGGTCAATCAAAGCTGCCCTACCTAGAGCGCCGAGGTCTAGACCTAGATGAACTTGGCGTATCTTTGGATGGCTACAAGAATATTAATAAGATCTTACCACAGCTGACAACCACCAACAGTGATTCAATATTTAGCTTTGCCTTCCAAGCCAGCGACATTGCACCAATCGGTGGTCCGTTGGATGAAGCAGGGGCGACTAACGTAGAGTTCAATAGCACCACAGAATATAAAATCGATACCCGCTTGTCAGGCCGTTATCTCGATTACCGGCTAAGTGTCTCGCACAATGCCGCCCCTAACAACCGTAAAGACTTCAGCTTCAGTGGCATGGACATTGACGTTGTAATTACCGGCAAGAGGTAAATTCCCAGGAGAGCAACACATGGGCAAACGATCAAGCTTTGAGCGTGTAGAGAGAGATTTCTATAGAACGCCAACAGACGCAGTTAATCCATTGTGGCCCTTCATCCAAGAAGAGCAATCATTTTGTGAGCCATGTGCCGGTGACGGTGCTTTGATCAACGCTCTGGTAGCAATGGGCCTAACTTGTACCAGTGCTTATGACATAGCGCCTCAGTCCATAAACATTGAGAAACAAGATGCCCTCGCCTTAGATGAGCGAGATTTAGGTGGAGCTGATCTTATCATTACTAACCCCCCCTGGAACCGCGATATCCTACACCCCATGATTGAGTACTTCACTGACCTGGGGACACCCACCTGGCTCCTCTTCGATGCCGATTGGATCCACACCAAACAGTCAATACCTTACATGCCCCGCCTAAGAAAGATTGTATCCATTGGCCGCATCAAGTGGTTCGACAACCAGAGTGGTAAAGACAACGCTTGTTGGTACCTTTTTGATCAGCCTGATCCCACGCTCACAACTAAGTTTTATGGGAGATAACCATTGGCCCTAAGTGACAAGCTTAATACCCTCATCGTTAAATATGTCCGACGTGGACTACCCAGCTTAGAGACTGAATTTGTAGCCGCATATCTCCAGCAAGAGCTAGACGACCTTGAGATCTCCATTAATTCTTTAGCTGAGGCAAGTGTCCAGGTTACTGATCGCCCACCTGACGCTCCCCGAAAGGGCATGGTAAGATATGCCACCAGCCCTTGGAACCCCCTTAACAATGGCTTCACTGGCCTAGTGGTTTACTCAGGCAGCGCCTGGGTTTCTCTGTCAGGAACTACAAGCTTTTCTGGCCTAACTTACGCGCAGTGTAACTGATGAAACAGGATCTACAGATCCGTCAGTCATTGATGGAATTCCAAACCTTATTTCTACACGGCATCGACCAGGGCGAGATACCTGACGATAGAGACAAGGCCCCTTTAAAACATCACTGGACACCTAAAGACCCTGATTATGGCTGCTATAGTTACGCGCGCGAAATGTTCATGCCCAAAGGTATGGTGGTTGTAGGTGCTATCCATAAAAAAGCCCACCTCACGTTCCTGATGAAGGGTACGATGACAGTTGTCTCTGAGGATGGTGGCAAGCGCACATTAACTGGCCCTATGACTTTCGTGTCACCGGCTGGAGTTAAAAGAGCTTTTCATATCTTAGAGGATTCCATCCTGGTTTGTGTCCACCTCACAGCGACCAGCGGTGAAGATAATTTAGACCCAATATGGGATGAGGTCATTAGCCCCACATACGAGGCTATCGGTTTGGAAGAACCCGACCTCTCTCAGATGAACGATTTCATTGAGAACAATCAAAAGAATAATAAAAGAGTAGGATCTTAAATGGTATTTGCAATAGGCGCAGCTGTCTTAGGTGCAGGAGTCGGGCTATACAACGCTAACAAGCAAGGCCGTGCCACTGACACAGCAAATGAAAACAACATGGCCTCTTACAACCAGTATAGGCCCTATGTTGACGCTGGTTTAGCTGGTGGCAGTACCGCCTTTAATAATACTCTCAACACAGGTGCCTACCAGGGAGATACCTACGCTGGACCTAATCAGTATCAGACAAATGTTATTGATAAGATGGGATCCGCTGGCTCGGCAATGGTCAACAACGGCTACAATATGTACGAGAATAATTCTGCCTTTGGCACGAACTCTCGAGATCTCTACAACCGTAATATGGCGCTGGGCGCTCAGTCCCAAGATCTATACGGCCAAGGCGCCGGACTAGCTGGTCAAAACCAAGACCTCTACGGACAGAACCAATCTTTATACAACCAAAATCAGGGCATCTATAATCAATTCCAAACCTTGTCTGATGAGGCAAAGCGTGACCGCTTAGGCATTGCTAATCAGTACGCAATGGACAACGCCAACCCCCTTGCTGACGCTGCCATGCGAGATCCACGCCGCCAGCTTGAGGAACAGACGTTAACAGGTATCGACATGGCCGCTCAAGGCAGTGGCAACACGAACTCAAGCCGAGCCGGTGTCCAAGCTGCCGTTGCTAATCGAGCATACGACGATCGTCTTACTGACACCCGTGTTGGCATCCAGAACAACCTGGTTGATCGAAGCTTGGCATCCCAGGCACGTCAATTTGCTGACCAAAGCAATGCCCTAACGAACTCTGGTAACGCCCTTGGTGCCGCTGGTGGTAACCTATCGTCTGCCAGTATGAACCTCGCCGGCACGGGATCCGCTTTAAATAACCAAGGCAACCTACTCAATAACACGGCAGGGCAGTACACGAATGCTGGCGCTGCAAACCGTGGAATTATGGATGCCTATAACCAAGGTATATCTACAATGACCTCTGGTGGTGATTTTGGAATGACTGCCGGTAACCAGTTGCAAGGCTTCGACCAGGCCCGACTAAATGACAATCGTTCACGTTTTGAGGACCAAAGAGACTTCGATTATAACAGATATAATAATTATATGTCTGCACAGCTCGGCGCGGCCCCAACCACATCTAATCAGTATGAAATCAACAATGCCAACCCACTTCAAGCTGGGATATTTGGAGCCCAAGGTGGCTTTGGGTTTGCAAATCAAAATCCAAATGCCTTTGGCCAATTTAAGGGGGCATTCTCATGAACCAGCCCATACTTCGCATGGACGGCAGCGGCCCAGAAAGTCTTTTAACTTTTCCGGATCAACAAGCAGTAGTAGAATTCCGCAATAGACGTACCCTCAAGCCATCTTACCAAGATCGACTATTGATGAATCCCAATATGGTCCAAACCTATTCAGAAATGGATGAAAGAGGCACAATGGTTGGTGGAGGTAACTTGAATAGTTTCCCCCAAGGACAAGGTGTTCTCACCAACAGCTCCCAGCCAACTTCCCAATCTGGTATCCTAGCCCAACAACAACAGGGTGGAAACATGCGTGGATCCACAAGGCTTCCCGCTGTTCCGCGCCAAAAGATCAATATGATGGGCGAAGGCAACATGCGTATGGCAGGAGCTGGCCTTGGTGCCCTTGGTGCAAACATGACGGGCAACGAAGCTATTGCCGCCGCCGCACAAGAGTACGGTGCCATGAAAGACTACAACCGCCAGGCTGAAGCTGACGCACTTGCCCTTGAGGAAGACCGGCGTAATGCAATTGCTGATCGAATGTCTAATAAAAAAGACAGCCAAAACGGAACCCTTGAAGAAATAGCTACTGCCAACGCTAAAATGAAAACAGCTATGGACGTTTTAAAAGGACTTGATGATCACGATAATGTTGTGGGATGGAAATCGTTCTTTACCAGAGGTTTTGATAACATAACTGGCAGTGAACGGGAAAACATACGTCTGAAAATAAAAGAACTAAAAGTTGACCGCATTCTTTCCCAAATCTCTAGAACCAAAGGCGCTATCTCAAACAAAGAGATGGAGATCTTTGCGAGCCCTGTGCCCTGGGACTATGCAGACGAAGAAATATGGAGAAACTGGGTAAAAGACTACGCTGAAGCGCTCCGTGTTATGAACATCAATCTACAAGGTGGACGCACCGTCGGTAATTACTCTGATGGATCTAGCAGTAGCTCATTTGATCCCCCAAACGCGGCTACTCCAACTGGTTCAAACAACGAGCTAATCTATGATCCAGAAACTGGAACTTTCTCTACAGTAGGGGGCTAATTTATGCCAAAAGTAACGGTCAACGGCCAAGTATTTAATTTCCCAGACACAATGAGCCAAGAGGAGATGGGCGCCGCTATCCAGCTGCGTTTAAAACAACAGCCCCCTACCCTCAGCAATTCTGAGCCCGTCGTGGAAAACCCCGTAGTAAACACCGGAGACCCAAACGCAAGCCGCGTAGGTTTTGCTATTGATCAGATGCAAAATATGGCTGGAAAAGGTGTTGAAGCTTTTGGTCGAGCTACTGGTTTTGAAGGCGTTGAGAATTATGGAACGTCTGTTGTTGAGAAAAACAAGCAACAAATTGAAGACCGTAATTACCAATCCACAATGCCTGGAAGTTTCTTAGATCAGGATGGTGCAAAAGATAAGTTTCTTTGGACTACAGAAAAGATCATTGAGAACGCTGGAACCGCTGCCGTAGGTTTAGGGGGAGCGGCTGCTTCAGCTTTAGCTGCATTCTTTGGCGCACCTATAGCTGTTACTGCCGGTATAACAGGTTTAGCTGTTGGGAGTTCTGCATTACTAGGAACCGGTGAAGTAGCTGGTGAGATTGAAGAGAAAACAGGTAGCTACGACCCTAAACTTGCCCTTGGTGGTGGTTTTATCATTGGTTTGCTCGATAGATTAGGTGCAACCAGGTTGATCCCAACAGATCAGATAATGAAAATGACCGGCAAAGAGATTGTAGACGAATTAGTCAAACGAGGCGCTGGCGGCATGGCCGCTGAGTTTACTACCCAAGTTGTAAAAAAGGCTGGCGCAGAAGGTCTTACTGAAGTTGGACAAGAAGCTATATCAATGGGTGCATCTGCCTACTCAGGTGGTGACTACACAGCTGGCGAAGTTGGTAACCGTTTGGTTGACGCAGCTGCCATTGGCACAGGCCAGGGTGGAGCTGTTTCTACTGTTATTGATGGCTCAACAGCTGTCAGGTCAATCTTTAAAGCGCCAGGTGTCTTCGAAGACATGCGCGAAATGTCTGATGGCCAGAGACGCGCAGCTGGAGACGTTGCTCGAGACTTAGAGGCAGTAGCAAAAGCAGAAGGCTTCAACCTCAAAAAGCTAAATACCAATTCTGAAAAAGGTGCGAAACCCGCTCTTGAGAAAGTTTATAGACGTAATAGTAAATTAATCAAAAACCTAGCTAAAGCTTTGAAGGACAGATTAAAAACCACAAATGCAACATCCCTACAAGAATTGATAGATGTCTACTCCGTTGCAGACGGGGCTATTGATGATGGTAAGAACAAAGTATCCGGTTATGTCAGTAGTAGCGATTTAAAAGCAATTCAAAAGCTAGTTGGCGGCACCCAAGAAGGTGCAGAGCTAATGAATGCCCTTCGTAAATCAAATGTAATCACTGATTTATTCAAAGATGGCATGAAAGGTGGCGTATCTCAATTTACCGATTACTTTTCACCCTTAGGTACAACCGGCGCAGTGTATGACGCAAGCCGCCTAGGTAACCTAGTTATTGGTGGAGCTCTTGGTACAAGTGCGGCGGTTGCTACGGGTGGTACTTCTCTTATTCCCCAAGGTGGCGTTGTCGTACTAGGTCGTCTCATTGATGCAACCACAGGTCGTCGGGCTAAATTAGATCGTTTTGTTAAAAAGAACCGTAAAGCCCCAGGGTTACCAGCGCCAGAAGGTTTGTCAGTTCTGGAGCAAGCACAAGAAGAAACAAAAAGACAAGAACAAGAAGACTTGGACGCAAAAGTCCGTAAAACTGCTCTTGCTAAAATATCTACACAGCTTAACGCACCTGATGGTGTAGGTCCCGTCCTTAATATTCTCCAGGGCACAGGTTTAGACAGAAATGGCCTATCTGAGATAATTACAGATATGTCTGAGATTTATGCGAATGAACCGGAAATCACAGCGGTTCTTGAAAGCATCGAACAGAACATGGCTGGCGATACGAATGCTGTTTTGGATCTTAATGAGATAATCCCTATAATTGGCACAATCGCAGCAACCACAAAGCCTAACCTTGTTGTCAGAGCTCCAGACAACCCTCTTATAGCTGACCTTCTTAATAGCGGAGCCGCACCTAATGTCTCCACAGCTGCACCAGGGCCCCTACAAGGCGGTAACGTCGCTACAACCCCAGAGAACTACCAAGCTGGCAAAGAGGCCAACCAGCAAGCCGCTAGAGATTTGGCAGATGGTGTTGTTGCGGATACTACTATTGAGCAAGACCAAAAAGAGCTGATCTTTGGCGCCCTACAGATCCCCGCTAATGAAACTGTAAGCATCATGGACCTGAGGCTAAAAGCTGGTGAGCTTGAATTACAAGGTGTCTCTAAGGAGAACATCAATAAATACTTTCAGCCTTACATTGAGCGCATGGAGCGCCAGGCCAAGCGCCGAACAGTACTTCAGAAAGCCCAGCCCCAATCTGATGATGCAAGGACAGTAGGCATTACGCCACCTAAGATAGAACGCCCAGTAGCCCTAGGCCCTCAAATAATAACAGTTGAAGGCCAGGTCCCATCAAATGACCAACAAACGGCACACGGCCTACTGCCCCACTTACGGGTAAAGGCACCCGCGCGAGAGGGTAAGTCTGCTATTCTTGCTAAAACTAACAACAAGAACGCAAATGCCCAACTCAATGGCCTCGATGCGGCATTAGAAAGGCACCCAGACCCCGCTGCATCCCCAGAAGCTTGGGCTGAGTACCAAGGTGATGCTTTGGCCACCAGTGACGTACCTGTGCAGCCACATGGCTTTATCAATGACATAACAAAAGGTGGCGCCCAAGAACTTCTCAGCAAGTTAACGCCAGGGCAGATTGCAGATGCAGATTTTGGTTTTGAAAACGCAGCTATTTTTCGCCAAGACTACATAAATGGTGATATTAGTGTTGCAAACACCGGTAAGTTGTTTCTCTGGTCTTTCTTGTCTAAAGGCGTAAGCCCATATGCCCAAGAAAGTTTATTTTTAGATAGTTTTAATGGCATTGACCAATGGATTGAAGCCGCATCAAATGGCACCATTGAATCACGCATGGAAGAGTACAAAGCATGGGCGGCAACAACTGCCCCAAAGGGCTCAGGGAAACCTGGCGCCGGTGCTATCCACAATCTAAACGCTTTTGGTAAAGATTTCCTAGTAAAGATGGCTAAACCAGTTAGCAAAGATGAGCCCAGAAGTCGATTACAGTATATCCATGATTTAATGTCTGATCCCGACATGACTGGCCAACAGATACGCCGTGAATTTGTAAAATTGGGCGAAGGTGTAGGCATTGATAACAAGGTTGTCTCATTTACCCTTCTTGTTGCTGGTTTTGATGACGTTATGGTTCTAGACCGTGTTCAAATGCGGCAGCTTTACAACGATGGGCGCTTTGACGGCATCAATTTGTACGATGGGTATAAACAACAAGATCCCGTTGACGGTAAATCAAAAGTTGTTACTGGCTCAACTATGGCCCCACTAACGAATGGTGTCAGAGGCTTAATGATGTATGAGGCTTTAGAAAAGTCTTTAGGTCAGCGCATCCAACAGATTTACTCAGACGTTGGACGACCACAATCAGCGTCAATTGGCCGTTACCATTGGGACACCTGGGTTGCCTCATCCGAACAAGAGGCATCCCACGGATCCATAGACGCAATTCTTGCCCAAGCTTCTGGGGATCCTAACCCGTTAGAAGGTGTAACTGCCAAAGAAGGCGAGTATGGTGCGTATGCTTATGGAGCTCAATATGGGCTTGAAAATGGCGCACCAATGTTTACATATGAGGTACCGGATCGTGGTACCTACAAGTTCACAGTCCCAGAGTTCACGTCTTTCTTGAATGATATCAAAAGAAAGGCTAAAAGTAACAAAGTAATACCCTCTGGTTTTAGTGTAAAACAGAGTGGAAATGCGCCCTGGTACACCCGAGAAGGTGTTGACCTAGACGCCCTAGCAGAGAAGGCAAATGAATATGGCCAGCAAGTTCGAGGAGAGGATGGCGGCATACGGCAAGATCAAGCAGTTCCCGATGGACGCACCGTTGATGCCGTTGGGGACTCCAGTTCCGTCCCAGCCCTTAGAATCCCAGACAGAAACACCATCCCTCAAGCCCCGCGACGGAGCCCTTTCTCAAGAGTAACCGCCGCTGAGGTAAAACCATTTAGGTCTATTGCTAAAGTTCCATTTGAAATTGGCAAAGAGGGCTCTCAAGATCAAGATGGCATCCAAGATATGGATCGTGCCTTAGATCTCGCACATGCCCTAGGGATGACTGTAAGGCTATTTGATAATCAAACTGATTTACTAGGCGCCTCAATGAGTGGTGATGCAGGGTTACGGGGTCGTTTTACACGTTCCATGACTAAAGGCGCTGAGGGTACAGTGTTTGGCTTAGTCCCAGATTCCAAACTTGAAGATGGAAACACAGTGCCTGGTATTGAGGCTCTTGTTACATTGCTTCACGAAATCAGCCACGGAATGACAATGTCTCCTCAAGATTTGTCCAGCCCACAGTTGAAGAACGATGAATTCTACAATTCAAAGACTAGAGAATATGATTACGCCCCTAAAGGATCTTTTGCTAATAGTGCTATAAGACCCCTACTAGAAGGGACGGGTGATGCCGACATCTTAGCTGAGATAGATAATCTTCAAGAAAACATCGATGCTTACACCACCAAGGACCCAAAACAACGAATAGCAATTAGGCAATTTCGTGAGATCGCAGCAAAGATAAAGCCTTATGTTGATTCCCAGAATATAAAGTACCGAGAAGCCCGATTAAGAATGGACACAGATGAAATGGCATTCCTTAAGTCCCAGATGAAAGACCTAGATCGCCAGGCAGATGGTATCAATTCTTATATCAAAAACACTAGGGAAATGGCCGTAGATCCTAATTGGGTTTATTTACTCAACCCTAAGCTTCTTAAAGCAGTCGCGCCAAAAACCGCAAAACTTCTAAAAGACTTCTACCGCAAAGGTGGCAATAAAACTATTCAATTCTACTCACAGCCATTTGCAGTGATTGCCGCAATAGTCATGGCAATGTTGGCAAAAGGCCAAGCCGAGGAAGAACAAGAAAAGCAACAAATGCAGATGGCTATGTCGGGTGCTTTAAGCAACCAACCACCGCCACCAGGTATTTTATCAGCGGCTTAATATGGGGGCTCCTAGCGGGGCCCCTTTTCTTTAGGAGAGCACCAGTTATGCATAAAACAGCTTTGGATTTAGTCCCAGTATTACGGGCAATTGAGGATGTACAGCATTCCCCCTTGCTCACACCGGCCCAGCGCGAGGCAATCTGCCTAGAGTTACACCACTCACTACCAGATCCAATGTTCTGCAATAACGGACGCATCACCCTGCACATCATACAGACTATACTAAGGAGTAAAGATGGGAGCACCAAACCAACCGAGGTTAAAAGCCCCGCGACCAGCAAAGAACCCAAACATGGCGCGGCCAGCAAGCAAAAACCCATTCGCAAAACAACACCTAACACCCGAGGGAAGAGCAAAGCACCGGCTGATGCTGGCAAGTCGCTCCAATAAAGGCGGTCGCCCCCAGGGCACCCCTGATGGTTATACTATGGAGACCATCACCCCTATCCGAAAACAAGCAAAAGCAGACGCAGAACGGATTGTAACTATCATGTCTGAAGAAAATGGAATTGACGATGTCTACGCCATTGAAGCACTAAAAGCCGCTGTTGAGATCATGCGTGAGCCTGGACAAAACAGAGACCGGCTAACAGCTGCCCGAATGGTCCTAGATTTCACAAAAACCAAACCCGCCAGCAAACAAGAAGTGCTAATCGGTAAAGCCGAAGAGTTCTTAGATTCTTTACTGGTGCAAACACCAGAAGAAGAGCAAATCACTGATGGAACAGAGACATAAAGACGTAAGGAAGAGGCTTCTAGACGATTTTGGCTTCTACTCAAAGTCAGCGCTTAAAATTAGGACCAAAGACGGCGATATCAAGCCATTAAACCTAAATCCAGCCCAACAGACCCTACAAGCCGCTGTAGACGCTCAGATGGCCTCTGAGGGCAAGGTACGGATCATTATCCTAAAGGCCCGACAGCAAGGTTTAAGCACTCACGTTGGCGGGTATCTGTATTTCAACGTGTCCCAGCGCAGAGCATGTAAGGCAATGGTTGTTACACACCACAGTGACAGTACCCGTGCCCTCTTTGACATGACAAAGCGTTATCATGAGAACTGCCCTGAGCTCCTAAAGCCCCACACTAAATACAGCTCCCGTCGAGAGCTGACCTTTGATGTTCTGGACAGTTCTTTTGTTGTTGCCACAGCTGGTGGCGAAAGCATTGGCCGAGGTGAGACATTAACTCACGTTCATGCTTCTGAGCTTGCCTTCTGGCAGAAGTCCACCGCTCTGGAAAACTGGAACGGTATGACCCAGGCGGTACCTAACAAGCCAGGCACGGCAATCTTTATTGAAAGCACGGCAAATGGCGTGAGTGGCATCTTTTATGACCTGTGGAAAGGTGCCATTGATGGCACTAATGGGTATGTCCCTGTTTTTATACCGTGGTTCCTAGATCCAGAATATCGTGAGCCAGTTCCTAAGAAGTTTACGCGAACTCCCGAAGAGAAGGCCCTGGTAAAGCTATATAAGTTAGACAACGAACAGCTGATGTTTAGGCGTCGTAAGATAGCCCAAAACGGCATAGATTTGTTTCGCCAGGAGTATCCAGCGGAGCCAGAAGAGGCTTTCCTAACAACTGGTCGCCCAGTGTTTAATCCTGAACTATTACAAGGAAGCCTGGTTGCCACTAAGGATCCCAAACAACGGATGGCCTTAGAGGGTGATGATTGGGTTGAGAACATGCGGGGTGAACTTACTGTTTACCGCACTCTAGATCCTGGTGAGACTTACATTATTGGAGCTGACGTGGCTATGGGCGTCCGTGGTGGTGATTGGTCGGTTGCCCAGGTCTTGGATTCTAAGAAGCGCCAGGTTGCAAGCTACCGAGCTCAGATACACCCAGATTATTTTGCCACCGTCCTATATAAACTTGGTGAGCTGTTTAACATGGCTCAGATCATAGTTGAGAATAATTCCCACGGTATTTTAACATGTACCAGGCTGGGCAAAGATATGGCCTATCCGCATTTCTTTACTGAATTACAAATCGATAAATTAACCGATCGAGAAACACTAAAATTAGGGTTCACAACAACCACGAAAACTAAGCCATTAATTATTGATGAGCTAAGGGCGGCGGTTAGAGATGGCTCCATTATACTCAATGATAAAACAACTATTAGAGAGATGCTTACATACATTGTGACACCCACGGGCGGTATGTCTGCCGAGGCTGGGTGCTTTGACGACTGCGTGATGTCTCTGGCCCTGGCCAATCACATCCATGAGGGCAGTTGGGAACCCATCCAAAGTACTGACGAATACTATATAGAAATGGTCTAATCTATGAATAAAAATGAATATAAAAAGCTAGATGATGATACAATCTGCTCAATTCTAGACGACAACATTCGAAAATCAATCGGCCATTACGATAGTCAGATATCCCG